GGTGGCATCGAGCAAAAAGTTGGTTAGCCATCGGTTACCATTACGTCATTAAACGTGATGGGACTATTGAAGAAGGACGGCCTGATAACGTCATGGGCGCACATGTCTCAGGCCACAATAGTCACTCAGTCGGTATATGCCTCATTGGTGGTGTCGATGAACATGACATCAACAAAGCGGAAAACAATTTTACAGACGAACAGTTCGAATCCTTGCAGGAATTACTCACAGGCCTGCAAGAAAAATATCCCGAAGCGATCATTCAAGGTCATCGGGATTTCACTGGGGTGAAGAAAGACTGCCCATCATTCGATGTCAAAGATTGGATGGTGTCGGTTGGTATGCTCTTCACCCCATAACATCTCCTCTCCTGTGTGTACTTCGGGGGCCTTCGGGTCCCCATTTTTTTTGGTTGAGATAACATGCAAGAAAGCAAATTCGTAAGACATTTACCATGCGAACAATGTGGCTCATCCGATGCGAACAGTGAGTTCGACGATGGTCACCAGTTCTGCTTCTCTTGTCAGACTTACAAAGCAAGTGGTTCAGAGATGAGAGAACCTGAACCTAAACGTCATAGCGTGTTAATATCCGGTGAATTCAAGCCACTACATAAGCGAAGGATTACCGAGGAAACATGTAGAAAATTTGGTTACTCAGTGGGATCACTGAATAACCAGTTCGTGCAGATAGCTCCCTACTATGATCGAAAAGGGAAGCTAGTAGCACAGAAGATTCGCACCCCAAGTAAAGATTTTAAAGTGCTCGGGGACATTACTAAGGCTTTACCTTTCGGCTCGCGGTTATGGGACAAGGGTAAAAAATTAGTAGTATGCGAAGGGGAGGTTGATTGCCTCTCCATTTCACAAAGCCAAGGTAACAAGTGGCCTGTCGTAAGCATTCCAAATGGGGCGCAGGGAGCAAAGCGTCACATGCAGAAATGCTTCGATTACTACGATGGCTTTGATGAAATAGTTTTGATGTTCGATCAGGATGAACCCGGGAACCTCGCAGCACGGGAGTGCGCCGAGTTGTTTTCCCCTGGTAAGGCAAAGATCTCGACGCTCCCGCTCAAGGATGCAAATGAAATGCTCCAAGCAGGTAGAGAACAAGAGATCATCCAGAGTATCTGGCAAGCCAAGACCTATAGGCCTGATGGCATCATTTCTGGGGAAGACCTCTGGGCAGAGGTGTCCAAAGAAGACCTGATCACAGCCGTCCCGTATCCCTGGGCGGGGTTGAATCGTGTCACGAGAGGGTGTCGACGCGGTGAACTCGTGACGATTACGGCTGGCTCAGGCACTGGCAAATCGGCGGTAGTAAGAGAACTCGCTTACGATCTTTTAAAACGAGGCGAGACTGTCGGCATGATTATGCTTGAGGAAAATCCTAAGAGAACCGCATTAGGTCTTATGGGTATCGACCTCAACAAACCCCTACATTTAAGCAGAGAAGGCGTTAGTCAAGAAGATCTTAAGACTAGCTTTGAGAACACTGTGGGTAGCGGTCGGCTTTACTTATACGATCATTGGGGTAGTAGCAGTATCGATAACCTCATTGCCCGAGCACGTTACTTAGCCCGTGGTTGTGGGTGCAACTGGATTGTCGTTGATCACCTCTCAATCTTAATTAGCGGACTTGGTGATGGTGACGAACGGCGATTGATCGATAACGCCATGACTTTCCTTCGTACTCTCGTTGAAGAAACTGGTGTGGGCATGTTCCTCGTTAGTCATCTTCGGAGACCTGAAGGTGACAAGGGTCACGAGCGCGGTGCTCAAACAGGACTACATCAACTTCGAGGTAGTCATGCAATCGCTCAATTGAGTGACATGGTTGTCTCCCTCGAAAGAGATCAACAAGGCGACAATCCAAATTTAACTACAATACGAGTTCTGAAGAACAGGTTCTCTGGTGAGACTGGGGTATCCGGTTATTTGTTATACGACAAGGATACTGGACGATTATCAGAAACGTCAGAGCCTGAAGTTTTTAAGGATGAATCTGGAAACATAGAGGAGTTTTAATGACACAATTAAATCTCATACTCGCTCACCTAAAACGAGCCGATAGCATTTCTCAACGCGAGGCAATGATTGATTATTCAATCCAAAGTTTGACCAAGCGGATTAGTGAATTGCGTCAGCTAGGCCACAAGATTGAGACACAGTACAAGCGACATCCGGTGACCAACCAAAGATACGCGAGGTACGTCTTAGTAAAATAACTCTCCAGTCGATAGGGACGGAATGAAATATATATTTGATATAGAAACAAATGGATTACTTGATGAACTAACTACAATTCATTGTTTAGTTTTACGCAATGTTGATACTAACGAAGTAACAGTATTCCAAAAGTCAGACATAGGACTTGGCCTTAAGTGGCTCATGGAAGCTGAGTTAATATCAGGCCACAACGTCATAAAATTTGACATCCCCGCAATCCAGAAACTGTACCCGTGGTTCACCGTGGATAAGCCTAAGGTCCTCGATACTTTGGTTTGTACACGGTTAATCTGGGCAGCGATTAAAGAGCGGGATGTTGATTTAATGCGTAAAGAAATTCTCCCGAGGAATCTCTTTGGGTCACATAGCTTAAAAGCGTGGGGTCACAGACTCCAATGTTTTAAGGGTGACTACGATGGAGGTTGGGACACAGTATCTCAGGAAATGATTGATTACTGTGTTCAAGATACCGAAGTCACAATGACCCTCTACAACAAAATTGTAGAGAAAAAGTATTCGCCACAAGCGATTGAGCTAGAACATAAAATTGCATGGCTAATGGCAAAGCAGGAACGTAATGGTTTTACGTTCGATGAACAGTCAGCGGCAAAGTTGTATGGGAAACTATCACAACGACGTGCAGATATTGAGCGGGAACTCAAGGAAACATTCCAACCTTGGGAAGTACAGCTACCAGACTTTATTCCCGCTAGAGACAACCAGAAAAAAGGTTACACAAAAGGCGTTCCGGTCAAACGATATAAGACGGTGGAGTTTAATCCTAACTCAAGGGATCACATCGCAAACCGTCTTATGACTTTATATGATTGGGACCCCCAAGAATTTACCGAGGGGGGCAAACCTAAGGTAGACGAAACGGTGATTAGCCAACTCGACTATCCACCGTGCAAACTCATTGGCGAATACCTGATGCTTCAAAAGAGGATCGGTCAGTTAGCCGAGGGTGATCAAGCGTGGCTTAAGTTAGTTAAGGACGGAAGAATCCATGGGTCGATCAACACAAACGGCGCGGTTACTGGGAGGGCAACCCACGCCTACCCAAACATCAGCCAAGTCCCAGGTTGCTCGGCTCCTTACGGCATGGAATGTCGATCACTCTTCACCGTCCCAGAAGGATGGGTCCTCGCAGCAGCCGATGCCTCAGGCCTCGAACTACGATGCCTCGCACACTTCATGGCAAAGTGGGACGGAGGAAAATATGGAGAAGTCCTCTTAAGTGGGGACATCCATACCATGAACCAAGAAGCAGCGGGACTCCCCACCAGAGCCTCAGCTAAAACTTTTATTTATGGGCTTTGTTATGGTGCGGGGGATGCCAAGATTGGTTCTATCATTGGTAAGGATGCGAAAGCTGGTAAGGCAATTAAGAATAAATTCTTTGCCAAGATCCCTGCCCTTAAGAAACTCAGAGATGCCGTAAGCACTGCCTCAAAGCGTGGCTACTTGGTTGGCCTCGATGGTCGACACTTATATTGCCGAAGCGAACACAGTTCTTTGAACACTTTGTTGCAAGGGGCCGGAGCCGCTTTGTGTAAGCAATGGCTAATCCTTTTAGAGGAAGAGCTACAAGCACATAAGTTATCTCACGGTTGGGATGGGGATTACTGTTTTTGTGCTTGGTCTCATGACGAAGTTCAGATTGCTTGTCGCAATGATGAGATCGCTGAGTTGGTTATGAAGTTAGCAACCGAATGTGTAACCAAAGCTGGCGAACATTTTAATTTCCGCTGCCCCCTAGCTGGTGAAGCTAAGAAGGGTAAGCATTGGGGAGAGACGCACTAATGAAAAAGGAGACATTGTTTGACGTATTACGAACGACCTACTTAACGCCTTACACAATTAGTTCGGACTTTGCTCGATACAAAGCAAAGGAAATTGCTGCTCTCGCAAGCATGGGACTTATAACTACACGAGAGTCGTTTTGTGAATATGGGAGATTCTGGAGAGTTACTGAAAAAGGCATCTCACATCTTCGTGACGAAGGATCTATATGACATCGGATGTCACTAAACCCACCGAACTAAAATTCATGGGTCGTACTTACAAGATTATTTTTCCAGATAAAATTGAAGACGACAATCTAGGTTTAACTAGTCACTCTAAATTTCTCGTTAAAGTAAAAAGTAAACAGATCCCATTGGAAGAGGCCGACACTCTGATTCATGAGGTGCTCCACGTCATCTGGTATCACATGGGGTTGTGTGCAGACAACAGTGATGATGTTGAAGAACGTTTTGTTCGAACGTTAGCAACTGGTTTGGTTTGTACGTTTTTAGAAAACGAGAAACTACTGACTTATTTAAAGGAAACATTACATGCTGACCGCTCTAATTGATGCGGATATCTTGGCTTATCAAGCAGCTATATCTTCTGAAACATCTGTACACTGGGGAGATGGCCTTTGGACTTTACATGCGTATGAGGATGACGCAAAGGCTCATTTTGATTCCATCCTCGATAACATCAAAGACGCTACTAAGTGTGACCACGCAATCTTAGCCTTCTCTGACAAAGAGAATTGGCGCAAAGCGATCCTCCCTAGCTACAAATCTAATCGTGCGAATGTTCGGAAGCCAATGCTACTTCCATTTCTAAGAGAATATGCGGACAAAAAATATAAGTGTTTTGTTCGAGAGGAATTAGAAGGCGATGATGTGCTCGGAATCCTAGCCACTGATGAAGACTTAGTAACTGGTAACAAGGTGGTCTGTTCTATCGACAAGGACTTCAACACAATTCCAGGACGACATTACAACTTCAAACATAATGAGTTCTTTTTTATCTCCCCGCCTATGGCTGACTACTACCATATGCTCCAGACGCTTACCGGAGATAGCACGGATGGTTACTCAGGATGTCCTGGTTGTGGTCCTGTAAAAGCAAAGAAACTTCTTGAGCCAATGGCTGAACATAATTTCGAAAGTAGAAAAATGTGGGACGTTGTTGTGAAGGCATATGATAAAGCCGGACTCAATGAAGAAGAAGCATTAACACAAGCAAGGGTGGCTCGTATTTGTCGGGCTGAAGATTATGATCGCAAATCTAAAAAGGTAAATTTATGGGAACCTCCCGTGACCGACAAGTCGCCGGAAGCCATTACCGCTTAAGTGCAATGCAGCCTTGGGACATCATCGATGCCTGGGGTCTCAACTTTTGGCAAGGCAACATTATTAAATATGTTCTTCGCGCTCCCTACAAAGGGGGCGTTGAAGATTTTGAAAAAGCAAAACATTATTTGGAATTTTTAATTGAAAACTATGACCGACTTTTCCCTAAGAGCACAACTAATAACAAGAAGAACCTACAACCGACCAAAGGACGACGACGGAAAAAACTTTGAATCATGG